GATATCTACAATTACTTTGTTTCTACTACCCCCTTTGTAAAGCAGGAATACCGCTTGGGGTCAAAGACGTGGACCCGGACTACTCCTTTGGAAGTAGTGTCAGAAAGCCAAGTAATTCGTGTAGTAGTCCAAAGATTTGCTCCTAACGATCTCAATAATCCGGGCACCTCTCGGGCGAGTATCGCTGAGATCAGTATGGAATACGACGTTTACCGGGAAGACGGCACGACCACTTCGTCGTACGTAGGGCAGGTCAATAGCAACGTCTGGTGATGGTAAGATAAGGGGGTCTGTAACGTGCGTTACGGACCTACAACTGCCTATCACTTCGGAGAAACAGGGTGCCTGAGGGCTTTGAAATCCCTGCGGACCTCGTCCGTTCGCTTGACCAGCGTCTACAGACCTACATGGACTCTGCCACGGACGCTTACGGAGAGGTCAAGGACGTTGTCTACACCGAGGTGATGCGACGGGCAGAGGCTTCACCCCGCTGGGTGAAAGTTGCCGACTTCATCGATGCTTGGGACGACGAGGACCGTTTCTGGATTGGTGTGCGTTCGCCCGACTTTGTTTCTGAAGCATTTGCCTCTGAGTACGGAACGGACGAGTACCCGCCGGATCCGATCCTCCGCACCCTTGACGATGTGAGCCGCATGGCGTCAGCTCGGGCCGACGGCTTTCTGAACTCCAAGTTCGGTATGCAGACATGAGCGACTACGGCCTGATCTCTGACCCGGACCTCGCTGAGCACACCGGGTTTCTGATCGCAGAAGAGTTGGCACTCAAGAACTACCTTTCCGGTATTGAAATTCCTGTCAAGGGAACCATGACACCGGTACCGGTGTACTTCCGCTGGCCCACATCAGAGCGCCTCATCAAGTACCCGTTCATCACCATCGACCTGCTGTCGATCAGCCCAGCCTACGAACGCTGGCACAGCTACTTCGATGAGATGAGGACACCCGCTGTCTATGAGAGCAGTACCGGGGCCGTGGACGAGCGGTTCTACTGGCCCGGGTACTCGGATGATGTCTCACCGGAGGACCCTGATACCAAGAATCTCTGGGCCAGCAACTTTCTGCCTTACGACATCAAGTTTCAGATCTCGACCTTTTGTAGGTCAGCTTCTGATGACCGATTTTTGATCAGCCGGATGATCACCGACTTCCTCGGCCCCAGATCGTTCTTCATTTCCACCTTTGCGGACAAGGTTTGGCACCGTTGCGAGCTGCTAGAGTGGGTATCAGCGGATTCGCTGGAAACCATTGAGGCTACAAAGCGGCAGTTCCGCAAGATCTACACCGTTAATATGGAAAGTGAGATCCCGTCATCTCGCCTTCTGGAACTCGAAAAAGTACGGGCCATTCACGTCGATATCTACGACTTGGATTCCGATCCATTGGCGCCCGAGCATCCGACTGACTCTGAGGACCATTCTCAGATTCTTGATTCGTTTACCACTGAACCACCGCCATAAGGCTCGTTTGAACACTGTGGAACTTTCCGTCGGTAACTACCACACATCTCCCAAGGAGCTTTGAGCTATGCCTTCCAACTACCGCAGACCGGGTGTCTACCTTGAAGAGGCGGTCCTACGTGGACCGGGTGAGGTCGGGTTCGCCTCGGCAGTCACCCTCTTCGCTGGCTACGCCGCTCAGGGGCCTACCAACGTCCCTGTTCGTCTCTCTTCGTGGTCCGAGTACACCGCCGCTTTCGGTGGCTTCGACCAGCCCGCTGACGTACAGAAGGCATTCCTTCCGTACGCACTGTTCAGCTACTTCCAGAACGGTGGCCGTAACGCCTACGTCATCAAGGCAGTAAACGGCGATGACGGAGCGGCAGCGGAGGTAGAGGTAGGCGACGGGGATACCCCAACCCCGGGCGTAGCCTTCACGGTGACAGCAAAGTCAGACGGCGTATGGGGCAACACCCTGAAGGTAGGCATCTCCTACCAACAGAGCAGCCCGCTTGTTTACACCATTCTCGTGTACATGACGATTGGGTCTATCGACGTAGAGGTCGAGCGGTTCAATAACCTCTCTCTGGACGGGACTGTTCCGGGTACCAAGCGTGCTGATGCTGCCGTGAACGATCAGATCTATGGTTCGAAGTACATTCGAATCGAGGGCATTGATGCTGAGATTTCACCTGAAGACACAGGCACCAGCCCTCTCTCACTCAGTGGTGGAGTCAACGGCGGGGTTCCCACCTCGGCTGACCTGAGTTCCGCTGTAAACACAGCTCTGGACGAAATCACGGGTCCGGTCGTCGTCAACATCGTCGGTCACCTCGATTCCACAGGAGATTGGGTGTCCAACTCGATCAACCCGGCAGGGTTGGACCGGGGCGACGTATTTGTCATCAATGACAACTTCGATGCCCGCCCGTACACGCAGACTTCCGCTGCTTACGGTGAGAGCATCAAGTCCAGCTCCGGGTCAATCACCGCCCACTCGGGCAGCAGTTACGTTGCGGCGTATACCCCGTGGATTGTGGTTCCTGATCCTGCCGTCAACGGTGGAACGATCACCATCCCGCCGGGAGGGGCGGTAGCCGGTGTATTCGCCCGTACCGATGCCACGTCGGGCGTCTACCAGTCACCCGCTGGTGTTACCGCATCAGTATCTAATGCGCTGAATGTTGATGCCAAGTTCAGCGATGCCCTTCTCGGGGACCTCAACTCGATCAACGTCAATGTTCTCCGACCGGTAGCCGGTCAGGGGATCTGCATCATGGGCGGTCGTACCCGAAAGAACTTCGGTGTTGACCGGTACATCAACGCACGACGGACCTTGATCTACGTCAAGGAGACCCTCCGTAACTCAACCCAGTTCGCACTGTTCCAGAACAACAATGAGGCTCTGTGGGCCGATCTGTACGCTACGGCAGATCGTGTTCTTCGGCCGATTTGGAACTCCGGGGGGCTGCGAGGAACGTCTACCAATGAGGCTTACTTCATCGTGTGTGACGAGACCATCAACACTCCTGACGTAATCGCTTCTGGCGAGGTCCGGATGGAGATCGGTCTTGCTCTGGAGTACCCCGCAGAATTCATCGTCATCCGTGTTTCTCAGTTCGATGGTGGTCGTTCGACCGCTGAGATCATCTCCTAAGGAGCAAAGTAGATGCCTCTTACGCCTCCGGGTGAAAGAACCCGTGCAAAGTCAGATCCGGTCAGGAACTTTAAGTTCCAAGTCCAGATGTACGACAACGACTCCGCTCTCACCAATGAGATCGGCAAGATGGGGTTCACCTCTGTTGAGGGCCTGTCCATGTCGACGGATGTCGTTGCGTACCGTGAGGGCGGCTGGAACACCAACCCACACAAGCTACCGGGGCAGACGGACTTCGCTCCGCTAACCCTCACATCTGGCGTGTTCATGAACAAGCCGGGTATGTGGAACGCAGGGCGCCGTATGTTCGCCGCCCAGTGGGGTAACGGCAGCCTTGGTATGGATCAGGAGTTCCGCTTCGACATGGTCATCCGGGTGCTCGATCACCCCGTGACCAAGGGGCCAGAGTCCGGTATCAACGGCAACCCGAACGGTACGGTTCTTGCCTTTCAGGTGTACAACGCTTGGGTAGCTACCGTCGCCTTCGGTGGACTCAACGCTGCCGATAACGGCGTGCTCATTCACAACATGACCATTCACCACGAGGGACTCTCAGTGTTCTTCAAGGTGGCGGGGAGCAACCCAGTGAGCGCCAGCGGCGTCGGCTGACATAACTCATCAAACCTACGGAGCACACATTGTCTGATAACACAAGTCCGATTGACGAAGAGACCATCAAGTCTGCTGTTGCTGGTGATGAGCCAGAGATCAGAGAACCCGAGGACCCGAAGTTCCAGCTTCCCCGAGGGATCTTTGCCGAAGGCACATGGCAACGTGATGTTGAGGTACGAGAGCTGACCGGCTCCGACGAGGAACGGTTGGCTAAGTACCAAAACGAGGTCGAGCTTTACAACGGGATCCTCGCCATGGGGACGGAAAGCATCGGATCACTGGACTTCTCCAAGATGTCCATCGCCGAGAAGGAGGGGGCTGTTGCCGAACTCCTTCTCGGAGAGAGGGACATTTTGATGCTGGAGGTCACGAAGGTGACTTTCGGCAATGAACGCACTATTGGGTGGAAGTGTTCGTTTTGTGATGACGAGAACGAGACCGATCTGGTTATCTCAGAGGACTTCCAAGCAAAGGTTCCGGACGATGTGACAGGGCCGTTCAGTTTCAAGGACTCCAAGGGACAAACCATCGAGTTCCGAGGGGTAACTGGAAAGGACATCCTGCACCTCAACCAGAGCTTGAGCGGCCCAGCGAAGAACTCAGCGGTTCTCAGCAAGGTGATCACTCGGATTGATAATGACCCACCTATCGATGCCGACGGCTTTGTCCACAACATGGGGATGAAGGACCGTAGGGAGCTTCTGGATGCAGTGAATAAGGTTCAGCCAGTGCTCGACCTCTCGGTCAAGGTTCCGTGCCACGCTTGTGGAAAGGAGAACACACTGGCCCTGACTTGGGTCGAGTTGTTTCTCAGTTGATACGAAGAGTCTCTACAAGCAGTTCCAGCTACTGACATCGTTCTACCCAAGCTGGTCGCTGACAGAGATCAAGAAGATGCCACAGAGAGAACGCCTGTACTGGTTCAACGTGGCACAGTGGAGAATTAGGAGCAGCCGTGGCTGAGCCAGACGTAACTGGAGGAGCAGGCTCGGAGCGAGCTTCTACCCCCATCACGTCCAGCTTCAAGTTCAATGTCCCCGGCCTCTCCCAGACCACCGGGGAAGTGCGGGCACTCAACAGCAGCCTTACGGACCTGAAGTCAACGCTAAAAGAACTGGGTACCCAAAACGCCCAGATCATGCAGGGCTTCAACCAGATGATGTCCGACCTCAAGAACGGGGCCGGATCAGCCCAGCAGATGATGCAGGGAACTGGGTCGATGGGCTCGGGCGGTGCCGTTAGCTATAGCACCACTAATGCTTACGGGGGCGGCGGCATCGGAGGATCTGCCACTACCTCAGCTCTTTCCATGGGTGGTGGGGGTGGTGGTGGATCCTTCGGCGACATGATCGGCCGAATGATCGCCACGCCGATGAAGTATGTCTACGAGCGCATCGAGGAGAACCGGGCTGTCACACAGGGCATGGCTCAGGCTCTTAGTTCTGTAGCGACTCTCAGCGGCGGCAACATCGAGCAGATCATCTCTGGGTTCAACTCAAAGATTCCTGTTGGTGGCAACATCAACGACATCATGATGGCTACCAACATTGGTGCCCAGACCGGTTACGGAGATTTCTCTTCGCCCAGATCGGGGGCCTACTTCACGGCCATCAGACAGATGCAGAAGCTGACACCAGCTATTGGGGCTGGGCAGCTCGCCAACCAGTACAGCAGCTTCCTCGGAAACACGCAGTCGCAGCAGCGGTCTCTCCTGATGACCGGCGGGGCCATGAGTGCCTTTGGGGCCGGTGGCGTTCCGAAGACCTTGGCAGAGTGGGCCGAGAGCACCCTGAAGTTCTTTGAGGGACAACGTCCCGGAAAGGACCGGGGTAAGCAATTCACCAAGGAGCAGCTCCAGACTCAGATGTTCCCGGGGTCCAACATGGATGCTTGGTTCTCGGTCAACGGTGTTCCCGATTACATGCGCCAGTACTTCTGGCAGTACGTCATCGGTAAAGCAGCCTCTGGGGCTACCGGTGGCGGCGATGAGATCATCAACAAGATCGTGGAGGCCCGAGGCCCAGATCTTGCGTACAAGATGCTGGAAACAGCCACAGCGGCGTCTCGCCGTGATTTCGCTCTGGCAACTGCCAAGATGCCCGGTGTCGGGAAGAGCTTGTACCAGCAATACGGCACCCGTGAAGACGCAGATCAGGCATTTCTTGAAGCTCTTCGACTGACCGATGTCGGTCTAGGCGTTGCGGGCAGCACACTTGGTCGGCTGTTCTCGGCGGTACCTACACCTATCGCAGCAGCGATGGCTCAGGGTGCTATCGATGTGACATCCGGGGGAGTGGGAGCACTCGCTGACAAGCTGATGGGCACGGGCGACCCTGAGGCTGTCGACATCGGTGATTACGGCCCCTACGGGGGAACGGGAACGGCGGGTATGGACCCCGGCTTGGCTAGCCGTGTCGGGGCCATGATGAAAGCCAACCCCCGACTAAGAATCGTTTCGGGATTCCGTGACGGCGCCCTTCAGGGCCGTCTCCATGCTGCCGGTGTTGGTATGACTGCTCCAGCCGGTAAGTCTTCTCACGGGAGAGGCTGGGCCGCAGACCTCGGTCCTCGTAGTGAGTACGGGTGGATCGTAGCCAACGCCCACAAGTTTGGCCTGTCCAACGCCAACCACGTTGGGGAACCTTGGCACGTAGGGCTTCCCGGTACCGTTCCGATGCGGGCACGACGACGCCGTGGTCGAGGAGTTGGAGACGTAGACATCGGCGACGACACAGCAATGTCAGCGGGTGCTTCAACCGGAGTAGCTCCTGCGGCCCCGAAGCTCAGTGGTGTTGCCAAAGAGAAGACCTTCTTGAGGAGCATCTTTGACGTAGGCGAGGGAGCCCTGAAGTCCGGACAAGGGTTCCTGTCCTCACTTTCGGGGAATCTGTTCGGTACTAACGATGAGTTCGGTCAGCTTCAGCGACAGGTACTGGCATCTCTCATTGGTGGTGACTTATCGCCACTATTCGGCAAAGGTGGCATGCTCGATACCACCAACCTCATGAACAACACGCTTGGAGGAATCTTCGACCTGTTCGGCATTCCTTCCGTAATGAACCCGTTTGCTGAGTCGAAGAATTTCAACCTGAACAACCTATTGGGTGCGTTCACTTCCCTCCTGACAAGGGGACCAACTCTCAAGCCGGTACTGTCTTCGTCTCTCGACTTCACCGCCATGGAGGGGGCTCTAGCTGCTGCATCTGCTGCGGGTGGCTCAACCGCC